CGACACATGGGTGACCGTGTATGACGGCCCGGGTCTGATTGTGCTGCAGCAGAACACCGAATCCGCGCGGGATTCGGCCGGTGTCCCAATCGAGGTGGCCCGCTACGTGGGGCGCATGCCGATCACTGTCCGGCCGCAGATCGGGGACCGCCTCACCTGCACACAGTCCACCGACCCGGCGATGGTGGGCCGCGAGTTTTGGGTGTCCTTCGACGAGACGCAGGAGTTCGCCGTCGACCGGCAGGTGCGGCTTGAGCGGCTCGGGGATCGGGGGCAGGGATGAGTTGGGATGTTGGTGAGCTCCGCGCCCTTGCGGCTGATCTCGGTGAGGCGTCCGCGTCGGCGCAACTCAAGGCGACACAGGTCGTCCAAAAGTCGGCCTTCGACGTGCAGCGGCTTGCCGCGGAGCGTGCGCCCGTCCGGACCGGTTTCCTCGCATCGTCGATCGGTGTCGACTTCGACTCCGGCGACGGGCTGACCGCCACCATCGGGCCGGCCGCGTCCTACGGAAAATTCGTGGAGGCGGGCACCAGCCGCATGCGGCCGCAGCCCTACCTCGGGCCATCGTTCGATGCTGTGGTGCCCAGCTTCACTGCCGCGATGGAACAGCTCGGCGGTGACATCCTGTGACCGACGACCTGATCTCCCTGCTGACCTCCGCCCTACCCGCTGGGGTGACCGTGTGCTACGGCACCCCGCCCACCACCGACAGCCCACGGGTCAGCGTGTACGACACCGGCCTCGACCTGTTGGGCCGCCGCCTGCCGGGCGCTGCCCGCGTGGTGCGTGACCGGTGGTCGTTGGTGTGCGTATCCAACACCCCGGCCGGCGCCCGCATCGTGTCGGATCGGGTGTGGCGGCTGCTCGATGGCATCTATCTCGGCGGCGACCTGTTCCGCGTCCAGGTCGTGTACGAGTCGATCGAGGACCGCGACGACCCGTCCGAGTGGCGCTGGTCCTCAACCGTCGAACTGACCCGAACCCATCAACGCTAAGGAGGACTCCTTGCCCGAACCATTCGTCTGGGTGCACGACACCCTGACCGGCCAGTCAGGCCCCGTCTCGGTGGAGTTGGCCGAACTGGAGCCGCACCGCTATCACGCGGACTGGGACCATCCCGTCCGTGACACCCGAGGCGACCTGCTCGATTGGAAGTCGCCGCTGCAACAACTGGAGCGTCCCGTCCGGGCCGCTGTCGAGGCCAATGAGGAGGCCACTGAATGAGCGCAACTGTGTACAGCCCTGCCGGCACTTTGACCGCCGGGAACCTGCGAATCGGGGTGGTTGCGACCCCGTGGACCGTGAACGCAACCACTGGGAAACTGTCCGGCACCGCCGCGGCCGCGAACGGCGGCACCGTCATCCAGTGCGCCATCGAGACCTTCGGGTCAACCACCAATGTGGCGTATCAGTCGCGGCGGAAGCTGTGCGACAAGGAAACCACGGAGAAGGTTTCGACCCGCACCCGCAACATCGACTCCCTCACCATCACCGGCGACAAGACCGCCGAGACGGCACTGCTGGCCATTCTCACGGAGGACGCCAAGATCGGCCTGATTGCCCGCCCCTACGGGCCGCACACCGCCGACTTTGCGCCGGCCGATACCCCGCTGTGGATGTTCAACGCCACCGTGGCCAGCGTCGACCCCGCGCCCGTCAGCACCGCCGACGGTGAGGAGTTCGCCTACGTCGTGTCCTTCACCGACGTGAAGCGCGACCTGGCGGGGACGCTGACGGCGTGAGCGACACCGTGAACAAGCCCAGCTACCTCGAGCTGCTGAACAGGCGGGTCGCCGCCGATGCGCGCGGCACCTGCGAGGTGCGGGTCTGCCTGATGCCCGAGCTGGAGGACGAACTGCGGACGCTCCGGGAACGGCCGGGGCGCCGCAACCTGGCCGACACCGGCCAACCGGAGCGACTGGCTGAGCTTGAAGCCGAGATCCGCGCGGCAACTCTGGTCGTGACCCTGCGGGCGCTGTCCGTCGGCGATCTGGTCACGTCGCAGGCGAAGTTGTCGCCGACGTCGCCGCAAGGCGAGTCGATCAAGGCGCAACTGGGCGTCGCTATGGTCGCTGTGCACGACGCGGACGGCAACCCGGTCACGGACATCGGCCGCGACGAGTGGCGCCGCCTACTGGACGTCATGCCCGTCCAGCAGTTGCAGGTCTGGCACGGGCAGTTGGCGAAGGCCGGGCAGGCGGTCGATTTTCCTATGTGAGCAGCGTCGTCGCCGCCGACGCTGCACTTCGCATCGACATCGAGACAGCCCGCAAGCTGGGGGTTTCGCTGCGCCGATTCCACGGCTGGGAACCCCGCACCTGGCAGGTGACCGACTCTGATGGTGCCGTGGTGATCGTCTCCGAACCGGAGTACGACGAGTGGGAGCGCGCCATCCAGACCGCCTATGACGCCTGGCGCGCCGGTATCTGTGACGGCTGCGGCCAGCCGATGGACGAGTCTCTGCACGACGTCACCAAGAAACACCAGATCGCCTACGCGGCCGGGTTCTACACCTGCCGGGCATGCGAGTCGCTGGAGTTGGCAATGGACAAGCGCGCCGCCGAGGACCAGCAGGCGGAGAAGCGGACGGGTCGTAAACCCCCGACGCATCAACGGCACTGGTTCGTGAAGCCCGTCGATCAGGAGGTGGATCATGGCTGACCGCTCCGTGACGGTCACACTGTCCGCCAAGGTCGACGGCTTCGTCGCTGCCATGGGCAAGGCGCAGGCGTCCGCGAAGCAGACCGCCGACTCGATGGCGAAGGCCTCCCAGACCCAGCCATGGAAGGACGTGTCGTCCGACCTGTTGAAGGTTGGTGCGGCCGCGACCGCCATGGTCGGCGCCGTGTCCGGCGCGGCCATCCAGTGGGAATCGGACTGGGCCGGGGTCCAGAAGACCGTCGACGGCACCACCACTGAGATGGCGGCCCTCGAAGACCAGCTGCGCTCCATGGCGCGGTCCATGCCCGCGACACACACCGAGATCGCTGCCGTCGCCGAGGCTGCGGGCGCGCTCGGTGTCGCCCGGGAGGATGTCGCCGGCTTCACCGAGGTGATGATCCAGCTCGGCGAAACCACCAACCTGACCGCCGACAACGCCGCCACGCAGCTCGCCCAGTTCATGAACATCATGGGCACCGGCGCCGACGAGGTTGATCGGCTCGGCTCGACCCTGGTGTCGCTGGGCAACAACGGCGCCTCCACCGAGGCCGAAATCATGGCCCTGTCCCACCGGCTCGCCGCCGTCGGGAAGCAGATGAACCTGTCCGAGGCCGACGTGATGGGCATGGCCAACGCCATGGCCTCGGTCGGCATCGAGGCCGAGGCTGGCGGCACCGCCATGACCGTATCCCTCAAAGCGATCGACTCGGCCGTCCGCGCGGGCGGCGCCGAGCTGGAATCGTTCGCCGACATCGCGGGCATGTCCGCAGCCGAGTTCAAGCGCGCATGGGCCGATGACGCCGCCGGGGCGACCGCCAGCTTTGTGGAGGGTCTGGGTGAAATCCAGGCGGCGGGCGGCGACGTCAACGGCATCCTCGAAGATCTCGGCATCAAGGGAATCCGGCAGACCGACACCCTGTTGCGGCTCGCCAACGCCACACAGGCCGCCGGGGCTGAAAACAACCTGCTGCGGGACTCGCTGGAGATGGGCGCCGCCGCCTTCGAGCAGAACACGGCGCTGGCCGACGAGTACGGCAAGCGGGTCGAGACCGCGAAGTCCCGCATCGAGATCGCGTGGAACAGCATCAAGGATTCGGCGATCACCGCCGGGGAGTCGACCCTGCCCGCCGTCGCCGGTATCGCCGACGGCATATCCGGTCTGGCCAGCAAGATCGGCGAACTGCCCCCCGCTGTGCACACCGCCGGGGCCGGGCTGACCGCCCTCGCCGGCGGGGGGCTGCTGGCCGCGGGCGGCATCATGAAGGGCGTCACCGCCGCCGTCGAGTTCAACGCCGCGTTGCACGCGCTGCCGGCCCGGGCGCAGGGCGCCATCGGTGCACTCGGCCGGATCGGTGTGGCCGCCGGAATCGCGGCCGCCGCGATCGCCGTTGCGAACATCGCGGGCAGCGCCTACCAGTCCAACCTGGACCAGACCCGCATCTCCGGCGAGCAGACCGCGAACGCGTTGCGGGACCTCGCCTCCACCGGCGATTCGGTTGCCCTGATGCAGTCCTTCTCCGCTGCCCAGCGGAACACCACCACCGACAGCTACGCCATGGCGGACGCCTTCATCAAGATCAAGACGTCGGGCGGCGGCTTCCTGGAGTGGGCCGAGACGACCAGCAACAACCTGGTCGGTCTGACCGGCATGATCCAAGGGTCCCGGGAGGAGTTCGCCAAGTTCGACTCGGCGCTGGCATCGTCCGACCTGGAAACCTCCGCTCGGGCATTCGCGGCGGCACGGGAACAGATCGAGCCCTACACCGACTCGATCTCGGAACTAACCAACCTGTTCCCCGAATACCGGGCGCGTCTGGAATCCACCGCGCAGTCGATGGGCATCTACAACCTCAGCTCGCAGGAGATGGTGGACTGGATGTCCGGCATCGAGCCGTCCGCGGTTGCCGCGGCGCGGGTGCTGGCGCAACTCGGCGTGGCGCACGTGGATGCCGCGTCGTCGGCCGCCGAACAGGAGGCGGCACTGCGGGCCGTCGCGGACGCCATGGCCACGATGGCGCAGGCCGCGATGGTCGCAGACAACGCCGCGATCGCCTACGAGCGGTCCCTTGCGGCAGCCGGCGAGGCAGCCGCGCAGGGTGGTATCACGATCGACGAGGCCACCGGCAAGATCGACCTGCACTCCGAAGCCGGCCGCTCGGCGTCGTCGGCGCTGATCAACATGGCCTCGGCGCACCAGCAGGCCGCGCAGGCGGCGCAGGAGGACGGCGCGTCGATGGCCGAGGTCGCCGAGCTGACCCAGATCGCGCGGGACGAGTTCGTGGCGGTCGCGCAGCAGATGGGGCTGACCGCCGATCAGGCGTCCGCGCTGGCTGACCGGTACGGGCTGATCCCGACCGAGACCACCACCGACATTTCGGTGACCGGCGCGGAGGCGTCCGCGTCGCAGATCGACATGATGCTGGGCCTCATCGAGACGCTGCCGACAGAACTGCAAACCACCGTCAAGTCGGAGTGGGACGGCGCCGCCTACGACGTGGCGATGGCGTCCATCGCGGACCTGCCGCCGGAGACGCAGGCGCTGATCATGTCGGCCTGGGATGCGGGCGGCTACGATTCTGCGGTTGCGTCCCTCGCGTCGCTGCCGCCCGAGGTGCAGGCACAGATCCTGTCGATCTGGAACTCCGCCGGGTATGACGCGGCCATGGCTGCCCTCACCGCAGCAGACGGCCGGGTCGCCACGACCTACATCGACACCTACCACCGCACGTTCGTTTCGGTGGAACGGCAGGCCGGGTCTGTTATCGGGCCGGGCGGTGTCACCGCCGCGACGGGCGGCGCCATCTTCGGACCCGGCACATCCACCTCCGACAGCATTCCCGCCTGGCTCAGTACCGGCGAGTATGTCATCCGCGCCGAAGCTGCGCAGTCGATCGGCTACGGACTGCTGGACTACATCAACCGGTGGGGGGCGCTGCCTCAGCGGGGTTACGCGGCCGGCGGTCAGGTTGCGCCCATGTCGAGACAGTTGGCGCAGTCGCGTAGCGCATCGCCCGCGCGGGTTGACGTGCAGGGCCTCGCCCACGAGATCGCCCGGGCGGTCGGTGTGCAGCGGCCCGTCCAGGTCGACGTTTACATGGATGGCCGGCAGATAGCCGCCGGTATCCGAACTCACGAGAGAGGGTTGGTGTAGGTCAATTGTGTGATCTGACGGTGGGCCGCGCGTTGCAGCTGACTGAGGTGTCGGTGCGTTCGGCCGGAATTGTGGGTGACGAAACCACCCTGTCGGGATGGGTTGAGGGTGATCCCGCCGCAGTGCTCCGCGCGGCGGAGCGGGCGCGTGCGCAGGCGCGTGACCCGCTGGCGGAATCGTTCACCCCGGTCGTCGTCGTGCCGTGCGGCCTGCACAGGCTACCCGTCGAGACCGGCTACTACCGCGTGGTTGACGTGGACATGCGCTTCGACGCCGCAGTCAACGCCGATGGCGACGCGGAGATCGGTCTGACCTTGCAGCGGGTGCAGGGCTACGCCGCCCCCCTGTTCGAATCCGTCTTGATCGGCAGCAAGCGTGCCGGCGTGTCCGCGTCGGTCACCCCGTCGCCGTGGCATGCGGTGTCGGCTGCGTCGTCTGGCTACGAGCTGGGCACGGTGACCCCGGCCCTGACGGTGGTGCCGTCGGAGTCCGGCGACATCAACATTTTCTCGACGGCCGACGACACGGCCCTGCTCAACGCCCGCCCGCAGTGGCACACACCACCCGCGGACTGGTATGCGGGTGCCGCGTCGCTGCTGGTGGGCGGCCATCTGGTGGTTGGCAGTCAGGTGCCGAATCGCCCGGTCGGCTGGCAGGTCACCAACGGCATCGTGCGGTTGACGGCGACCCCGGGCGAGTGGAATTCCGCCCTGCTGGAGCGGTGGGGCCCGTCGGGTTGGGTGTATCTCGGCCCGGTCCAGTTCGGTGTATACGGGGTGCCTGGGTTGGGTTTGTTGCCGCAGCCGGATGCGCTGACGGTGCTCAGGAATTCGCCGGAGTGTGTGACGATCCGGCTCACCTACGACGCCACGTCCACGGTCGTCACGGGCCGGTTCGCGGTAACCGTGGATCTGTCGCTGCGTCGCGGGTCGCCCGTCTTCGAGGTCGCGCTGGCGTCGCGCGGCGCCTACCGGTGGCGGGTGGTCACCCCGGTCGGCTCGACCGGCGCGGTGACGGCCGCTCTCGCGCAGGCGGACTCCGACGGTCGGGTCTGCGCCATCGGCAACACCGATTACCTAGCGCCATCGTTTCCGCGCAGCTATGCGCTGCCGGCGCCGGGGCAGTGGTTGGTGTGTGGTGTCGGCTGGGTGGGCCCGGTGGTGAACACGGCGAGCGTGACGCTGGCGTCGCGCAGGTATGCGGCAGCACAGTCGGAGCGGATCTTGGCGGTGGCGCGGTGAGTGTCACGGAGCGGGTGATGGCTGCCGGGTCATGGACGGTGCGGCTGTCCCGCGAGACCCCGGCGCGGCTGCTGGAGCAGATCACGCTCGGCAAGGCGGGCTTCGGGCAGCTGGTGATCCTGCCCGCCCATCTGGACGCCCGGCAGCACGCCGACGCGGACCTGCTCGGGCTGGCGCGCTACACCGGCCTCTACCGGTCGCAAGAGGGCACCTATCGGCTGTCGGGGCCGGGCCTACCGGTGTTGCTCGGCGACGAGGAAGGCAAGGCCGACATCATGGAGACGGTCCGCAGCACGCCCAACGGGTGGCTGTCGCAGTGGTATAACGCGCTCATCCCGCTGAGCCTCAAGCCGGGCGTTCTGACGTCGCCGGGCGGCAGCTATGACGGCACTTTCCATCTGCAGACCCCCAAGGAAGCTTTCGAGCTTCTCAATGACCAGTTCGGGGTGGAGTGGCGGATCAGGCCGGATTTCTCGCTTGATGTCGGCCCCACCTCGGCGCTGTACGGCACGGTTCCGCGGCTGATCCTGCTGCGCGGCGCTGGGTCGGGTGGTCGGGACATGTCGCCGCTTCCGGGTGATGCGACGTCGATCCAGGTGTTGCAGGGTCTCGTCGTGGATGAGGCCGGCTGGGATGAGGATTTGGAGGACTACACCACCAAGGTGGTCTACGTCACCGAGCAGGAGGTGACGACCGCCGCGACCCCGGAGGCGGACATCCCGTACGGGCGCGGCACTGACGGTGCCCCGGTGATTCTGGATCGGCTGGTGGATGCGGCGACCGATGACGGGGCGACCCCGCAGCAGATGGCCGCGATGCAACTGGGGCGGTTCAACAAGATCCGCCGCGAGCTTCGGGTGGGCGGCGGGCAGGTGGATGTGGCGCTGCTGCCCGAGGTTGGCGCGCCCGTCTGGCTGTACTCGCCGCCGACGGTGATGGACATGGCCAACCCGGTCACTTTCCGGGGTCGCCCGATGTGGCCGCAGGTGTCGCGGCTG